AATATCGGAGGGCTTGATCTATCTGTCCTATGTTGAAAACCCTGAAAAAAATCATGTTGAATTGCCGGAAAATGAAAAGCTGGCTGTTATTACTTGCGGCCTTGACTATGGAAGCGGTCAACAAAATAGCAAGTTAGGGAAAACGGTTTTATCCGCTGTTGCCATAACTTCTAATTTCCAAAAAGCATACTGTATTGACGAATCGTATTTTGATGGTTTTTTTCTACCGGATAGAATAGCAAAATGGGCTATTGATTTTCTCCTGGACCTAAAGAATAAATTCCCCGGTCCGGAAATTATCCTACACGCTGAATGGGCCTCCAGCTCTGCCCTGAATAATGCCATTATTTATGAGATGCGGAATAAGGGAATTAAGGGTATCACTGTTGAAAATGCCTATAAATCCACAATCCTTGACCGTATAGACCTATGTCAAATTCTGCTAGGTGAAAAAAGGCTTTTATTCACTTCCAAAGTACCCGGTATTAAAAACGGTTTTTCTACCGCCCTATGGGATACGGAAAAAGCAAAATTGAAAGGTGTACCGATCCGCCTTGACAATGGACAGACCGATATTGATATTTTGGACACTGTTGAATATGCCCTGATAAAATATGCCAAGTATTTACTGGCTGCTAAAATCTAGCGTCAACAGATAACCTTTCTGTCTTTTTCGATATGCTAATTATTTACAGGGTATGGAATTATTTTTTTTTAGCTTGCCGGAATTAGAAAAAAATATTAAGAAAGGGGTATCTCTTGCCTGATTTTCTGTTCAATGCTAACGCCGAATTTCCGGTTATATATTATTCCGGTAGTTATAAAAATAGAATCATTGTTTTTAATTTTAGGTATATTTTCAATTAAATTATCTAATTCTTTATCCTGTCCCTCTAATCCGATTATCAGACCAATAGCATTTTTTAATTTTGTAAATTGCCCCTCAACATGATTATTCATTAAAACCTGATAATGCGTTGCATTTTCTATTGTTGAATCTATATAGTTTCTTTTTGGGAAACCCTTAGCCTGATAAAACTTTATCCGAAAGTAATGCACATTAAACCCCCAAAACTTCAAAATGCGGCATAACAGGCTGATCGGTTAAATCCTCTATTCCACTAACCCGACAGCTTTTATAATCCGCTTGCATTTTTGCTATTGTATATGTACTTGTAATGTCGGGAGCTTCCCCATAGGCAATATAAGTATCATTTATTTTTAATGTCCATGATAAAAGTTTTTGATTAACTGGCAATGATTCCCATTGCATAGGCAATACATACTTTTTACCGCCTGTTTTGGCTGTTTTGGGAATAATAATTGATATATGCTGATCAATACTATTCCTGCCGTCATTGGTTGCGTTCCTATCTGTTGAATCTTCCCATTGACCGTATTTTATAACGGTTCTATTAATGCCCTCGACATTGCCAAAAGGCGGCAGCCCCCCCTCGCTATATCGGTTATAAATGGTCAAGGTGTGTTTACCGATTGTCATTTTCAATTCCCTGCATAGAATACCGGAATCCCGTCAACAGTCATTCCGTCAAGATACTTGCGGATCAATTCCGCCGCCCTGCCTTTTAATGATTCTTTTGTACCTGAAAGTTTACCGCTGCCCTGAGAAATATAATCCTCGCCGTCAAGTTTTCCGCAAAATTCACGCTCGATCAATTCCATAACGCACATTTTAAGATTCTCAGGTATGGGATCAATTCCTTCTAATCTCTGATAAGTTAGGCTGTTTATTTCTTTTCTGGCTGCATATTCCTGACGGGTAAATTCGGGCTGTTCAAGTTGACCGCCTAAACTTTGATAATCCGCAAAAGTTAAAAACTGCATAAAAACCCCTGAATTCTCATATCTTTTTTCTTAAAAGCTCAGTATAAAACTTCATTTTCAATTCCTTATAAGGAAAACAAAATAAAAATATACAGATAAAATATCTGTTTTGTTAAAACTGCCGGGGAAAATACTCCCCGGCTTAGTTTATAACTCAGGTCTAATCATCCAAAATGCTGCAATAAACGCCGTCCGTTTTGTTATTCAAAATCCCGCAATCATGGACAATCCTAAACATAAATAAATGGCTGTCCATATTCTGGTTTTCATCTGCCGTTACAAATTTGGCGTTTGCAAAGCGTGTAACCTGCCATACCGCTTTAGGATCAAGCAAAATAAAGTTAATGGGTACACCGCCGGGGGTATAGCCAAAACTGTTGCTTGTACCGGGGTTCAATGTTACCTCTGTATTAAAACGGCTAGAGGGTACGAATCTAACTTCCATACCGTTATATTTTAATACCTGAGTATTGATCTCCCCTTCGTTTCCCCACTGCCGGGGAAGGGCTTTTCTCATGGCAAGTTCAAGATTCTGGTTTACAAATAAAATTCGCTCCCCGTCCGGGACTTCTTTGTCATTCAAGTAAACCGCTGCCGTGTCTATTGCGTCCATGATATTGTTATTCAATACCTCTGTTGCTTTTGGGTTTACGGCGTATTTTGAAAATCGGTAGCTGTCCAATTCCGGTTTCATATACATCCGGGTAAAATTATCTGCAATGTTCCCGATCTGCATACCCAGGGTTTCTTCACTGTCGGCCCTGTCAAGTGTGAAACGAATACCCCGATCCTGCGATAAGGTATAGGGCCGCCATACTGAATTGACAGCGGCTGTCGGGTATCCGGTATCACGGACATAATTACCCATGCCCTGCGTCTGCATTTCCAGTATCTTTACAATGTTTGCGTCTGTCATGTCAAACTGTACGGCCTTTGTATCAATATCCGCCGTCAAACTGTCTTTTTTGTACAGTTCCATAAATAAGTCAAGGTATTTCTGGCTTTTTTCAAGTGTATTAGCCATATTATTCTCCTATGGGGGGAAGCCCTGCGGCCTCTCTTGCTGCCGCTAATTCCCGATCCTGATTTTTCGGCGTTGCCTTAAAATCGGGGGAAGTTTGTACCGTCTTTGTATCCGCTGTTTTGAAACATGAATTTCCCTCTTCGGTTTTGTAGTAATGGTCAATAATGCCGTCAAGGTCAAATTCTGTTTCTGTCTCATTTTCTTTCACTATTCCAACGGCGTTACCGTCTTTCAAGTTAAGGCCGTAAACCTCTGAAAGTTTTTTTACAAGCTCAGGTACAAGTACCGGGAAAGCTCCCTTTTCATTAAGTTTTTGTGCAAGCGGTTTTAATAGCAACGTATCATTTACAACCGCCTGAGATTTTGACAGTTCACTTTCAAGGTTTACAATCCGCTCGTTAAGCGTTTTGTTTTCGGCGTTGCCTTTTGTTACCTTTTCAAGTAGTTCTGTCTGTTTATCTAAAAGCCCTTTTTTCTGGGCCTCTAGCCATTGTTTACCCGGCTCTGTTTCAAGCCATTTTTCAAGTTCTGCAATGTCCATTTTTCTTAAACTCCGTTTCTAAAATGTAAATCCATGAAAATTAAATCCTTGTTACATAAGGAATTAAAATCTGTAAACAGATAGTTATTCTGTTTGTTTGCCTTATAAGTCATTCCCATACCTCTGTAAATCTAAAGGATTATCCTCTTTTGCCATTGCTTCAATTTTGGCTGTTGCTTCCTGCTCTGTTTCCCCATAATACTTCATTCTGTATTCCATCCTGCTAATTACACCCTGATCAATTTCTGCTAGGGATAATCTTTTCTGCTCTGCGGTATCTACAATGACAGAATCCTCCCATGTGATTGTTACTTCGCTTGCGTCAATGGGATTGCCTATCATACCGGACAATTCACATAATCCTTTTACAAGTTTTATAATCTGGCCTTCTAAAAACTGTTCATGCAATGATTTTGATTGCATTTTATCGGCCTCAGTATGTACCACTTGCGTTGCCGTTGCCATTGGTACTATATCCAGTGAACCCTTGCCAAGCCCTGCCGTAACACACGCCCAGTTCAATGAATCTTTTATCACTTGCCAAAACTGTATAGCCCTGATTTCCGGTACTACTTTGTCATATAGCCGCTCTTTTACATTGCCGTCATTTATAAATAATTCTTGCGGCATAACAAAAAACCTTTCCGGGGAATTGTCAAAAACCTTTTCAGTCTTTTTTCCGTTTTCATCACGCTGTACTAATAAATCCCTACCTATGAAAGTAACTTGATCGCCCTCTTTTACATCACGCCTTAATCCGGCGGCTGCTAGGTCTATGTCATCACACGGGGCCAATGAATCGGCAAAAATGGACTGCCCAAAAGGTAAAATATCCGTGTAGTCGTTGGCAGTGTTTGGCTTAATAATGCAATACAACTGATTTTTATATTCTTGTATCTGCTTTACTGTTTCCGCTGCGGTAAAGGCCACATTCTCGCCTTTTACCGTTGCTATAATGTTTTCAACAATAACCTTGCCTTTTTCCAGTGAATGTATACCGATTGTGTAAATCGTTGTATCTTTTTTCTGTTCCTGGCTTATAAAAGCTATGGCCTGAATATCGTTATTGTCATAAACAAGGGGAAAAAGTGAATCATATTTTATCACGTCTAACTTGACTTTACCGCCCGTTACCGTTTTTGTATTTTGATCCGTTTCAATATCGGCCCTTGCAAGTAACGCCGTTGTACCCTCTGCATAGCCAAAAATAGCGGCCCTGTTCACTTTTGCCCTAAAATCAATGGCTTTTTCTAACTGCCTGAATTTCTCCGTTTCTATCTCATTTTTCAATGTTACCTTAAAAGCCTCTGTAAATAGCATGGTTGCCCATTTTTCCGCTATTAGTTTTGGCAGTTTCATTGATCGCCGTTTTATCTGGTATGTTTTTTCGCCGTTAAATCCTATGTCTGTATGTATTCCGGTAACATCTCCCCGGTAGTAACTTTTCCATAGGTTTACAAATTGTGTATAGTTAGTTTTAAGTTTTGCCCGTGAAAAGTCTTTTTTATTTTGTGTGCCGTATTTTTCCAATACATCGTAAACGTTCATTTACTGCCCTTTTTCCTTGCCTTTTCGTTTTGCATATCCTCAGTTACTTTTCTGGTAATTTCCATGACTTTTTGTGCGTACCTTGCCTGTTGTACCTGGTCTAACAATTCCTTCAAGGTACATTCCGGCTGGTCGAAAATAGACCTTACCTTCTCAATAAAGCCCATACTGTCTATAGTTTCCTTTTTCATGTTTAATTCTCCTATTCAATAAATATGGGTGTCCGGTTTACCGCTTCCAGTGAAAACCCCTGCCTTAAAAGGTTTTCCCGATAGTTCCCTATTGCCTCACTCCCTTCAATAAAAAAAACCGGCGGCGGGTATTCATTGCGGCCTGTTTTTTGCCGTATCTGTCTTTCAAGGCTTGCTATTTTTCGCTTGTCCATAACCGCCCTTTTCTCATATATTTACTTCTAACTCCCAAAATAGGCAAAAATAATTCATTGCCATATAAGGAATTATGAAACACCTACAGAGTTCTAATCTGTTGGTATTGCCCGATTCTCAGCTAATTGCCTTTTAAGGTTCAAAATTTCGGCGTTCAATTCGCTGTTTATTTTGGACTCATTAACTAACTGCTTTTTTAAGTCCTGGGCATAGGGATTATCTAATTCTTTTTGGCTTATGATTGTATTCCCCTCTCCCCTTACAAGCTGTTCTAACTGGTCAATTCGCTTGCTTAATTCCACATCGTGAAGATGTCGATCAATTTCTGTCATTGCCCTTGTAATTGCTACCAAGTCCCTGCAAGTCTCTTTATCAATAGTCCCTGCATACCTCAGCCGGAATAATCTTGAAAGCGTTGTACGCACATTTTTTGGTGTACGGAGCTGAAAAGCGATAGGTGTTTTTTTATCCTCTGTACTTTGTGCCATATATACCCTTATTCCTTTAGGCTTTGTCAAGTTTTATGGTAACTTTTGCAATGCAAAAAACAATATCTAATAGCATAGTTTTTACCTAAAACCCCTTGCATTTATGTTGTATTTTCGCCCATGTTTCATATTGATTCCGTGTGGTTCTAATACTTTTCCTAGCCTTGCATAGTCGGTTCTCAGTTCCTTAATCCTGGCCTGTGATTCTCTCATATCTTGCCTAAAAGCCGGATCATTCCCTGCTACTTGCCTGATTATCTCTAATTTTCCCCGTTCCCTCCGCTGCTCTGTTTCATTGGCCCGTTGCCATTGTGTAGCACTGTAGAGGCTCATTTTTTCCCCGTCAAACTCTATGCCTTCTTTATTAGTCCGGTTTACCATGTCTAATTCTTCCCGGCTGTAGGAAGGTTCACTAATCCCTAAAAGGAAGGGTATTGCCCCGTGTCTGCAATTATATTGACCTATCGCCCTTTTCTCTAAAATGTGGGTTTCACCGTCAATGTCTACTGCAAGTTCCCCTGATTGTAATTTTTCAAATTCAGCAGCTTCAAAAATTTTCCCTTGTACCCCTTCATGGTCGGGGGCGCTTGCGTGTTCCACTGTGATCTCAAAAGAATCAGCTCCTATCTCAGAGGCTAATTTATTTTGAATAGTCTGTACCACTTGATTCATTTCGCCTGATAGTGATACACGGACAGAGCTATCAAGCCTTCGGGTGTACGGATGTTTTTTATTGTCATAGTGGACATAACTAATCCCCTGCTGTGATAATTCCGTTACCGCCGCCCTCATAGCTTGGTGATAGTTTGTTTTCTCTGAATTAATAGTCATTTTATTGACCATTTTTCGCATTGTATCTCTGTATATTTTGTCTGTAGTTGTGGATTTTGCCATAATGGTATAATCCCTCATGGTTTTTCTTAAAAGCGGCGTTACTGTTTTTCTGTATATGGCTTTACTCGATAATCCCTGTTTCTTTAATTCTGCTATTTCTTGCCCATTTTCATAAACTGTTGTAATGAGATTATCAAACATGGATTCAATGTCTTGTATGTTTTCAATGTGGGCTGTTTTCAATAGATTATTAAGTTTCCGTAAATCTGCGGATATTGTTTCTCGGTATTCAAGGGAATAGGCATAATCATTTATTTGATCGGCTGGTAACTCATATATTTTTTTTAGGGTTTCCCCAATTTTATGAAACCATTGTAATTCTGCCGCTGACAATCTCCCTTGTATTTTTTCTAATAATTGATCAAGTAATTCATCAATGTTTTTCATAGATAAATCCCCTTTTCAGAATCTTTGAAAATTCCGTATGTGGCAGGGTTTTGATCATCATTGACATATATTAAAAAATCAGTATTGGTATTTTCATTATCCCCGCAATCCCCGGATAGAAGGTCAAGAAGTCTGGCAGCCCTGGACTGTGATTTTCCGGTGTGTTCCGCTATATCAATAGCCCGTACCGGCTCAGGGTGTTTCATTCTCAGGTATTCTTTTGTTTTTTCAATTGCATCTATGTCAATATGGCCTCTCCCGGTTGTTATGGGCTTTCTTTGTAGTGATTCAATAATGAAACGGTTAATCAGTTTGGTAACGCTTAATTTACGTTCCCTTGCTTCTAATACAAGACTCTTTTTTAACCCTATAGGTATGTGAAACAAAATAACGCTGTCATTTTCTCTGTCCCGCATCATAGATTTTTTTAACCCTTCAAAGAAAGTTCTATAACTTTCCCCTCTCACAAACAATATTTCTATGAAAAAAATGTGTTACATAGAAAATGAATCTACATACCACACGTTAAATCCATCAAAATAAATCCAGTTTTTCTTCTGGTTCCGGTATGGGTTCCGTAACATCTGAGTACACCGGTACACTTTCTCTTAGGGAAGGTTTACTGGTGTACTCATTTTTTACTTGCCATTTTCCGGTAGAGGGCTTGGAAATAAGGTTTTTTGACAATAAATCAGTTAAAAGATTATTTACTGCCTGTTTAGTTTTCCCTATTTTTTCAACTATTTCCGCTGTTGCCCATTCCCGATCTTCACTGGTCAAAATATCAAGAATCGCCTGTTGTGCTTCTGGTATAGAAGGCTTTAATGCTTCCTTTCCTGTTATAGCCCATGTGCAACAGTCAATATCCCATGCCAAAGTAAATGATGTATCCTCTACATCTCTACCGGAAACCTGCATAGTTGCCTGTGCGTCCCCTCTTTTACGTCTCATGGTTAGGGTACAATCTGCGGTTGCATTTATGCCCGTTGATCCAAGAGCTGATTCCATGTGATCGCCGTCAAAATCAGAGCTTTTACGGTTATGGTGAATTACAATAATTGCAATGTTTAGATCGTCTGCAATGGCTTTAAGTGCGCTCATGCCGTTTACAGTTTTTGCATAATCGTTTAGATCGGAAATACCCATCATCTTTTGAAAAGTGTCAATTACTACAACACGGTATTGCCCATTGGCTTTAAGAAAAGCCCGTAAATTTTCAACAGTACGTCTTTTGGTTTCTAGCCGTGAACCGTTAAAAGCAGATATACCCTGTTTCCTTAGCCTTTTCTGTATACGCTTTTCAGTATCCTCTAGCGCACAATAAAGACAATCGCATTTTTCCGCTTTAAGGTTGCCTAAAAAATACCCGCCTTGATCAAGGGCTGTAATTAATTGCAAAGCCGTCCAACTTTTCCCGATTTTACTGGCCCCTGTTAATACGGTTAAACCTGTTGTAATTAGGTCATGGATAATCCAGTTTTCAATTGGGAATTCTTTACCAATTAAATCCCGAAAAAGTATGCCTAATTCTGGGCTGTTTCCTGTTGCAGTTCTTGTTATTGTGTCCAGGGCTGTTATTAAATCAGCATTTACAGTTTCCAGTTCCGTTCCACCTTCCAGGTTTTCTTTTGCTAGTGTGGCAGCTCGCCATAATGCACGCCCTTTGTATGCTTTCAAAACTTCAATCTCATAATGGGGTGTGTTTACTGTACTAAAAACAGATGTAAGTTCGGCAATATAAGCTGCCCCGCCTGCTGCGGCAAGTTTCTTTTGTTTTGTTAATTCACTGACAAGAATCATTAGATCAAGGTTTAATCCGTTTTCTTTAAGTTCCTTAATAACTGGAAAAATAGTCCGGTGTCCGGTAGTACAAAAAACAGATTCAGTGATATTTTCGCCAATTGGAGCGCCCAGAATATAAGCGCCTAAAACTTGTTGTTCCTTTTCAATAATTGTTGAATCTGAAAAAGGCGGTAGTTTACTTGTCATTGTAAATACCCTTTTTAGCTCGTTCAGTGTCAATATTTATTAATTGCCCATTTTCAAAATCAAAATGGAATGATAACCTTCCATTGACAATTCCACGAGATTCAACCTCAAGTGCTTTAGTAACTATAAGCGGAATTACCCCATTGAATCCTTTTTTGTTTTCTATAGAAAAATTTTGATTTATTGTCATCTTGCCACCCCCTTTTTGGTTTTTGTAGGGCAGTCAAGGTCAAACCCTTTTATGACCGTATTATCATAAAATGACCTTCTTCTTGAAACTTCAAATCTGGGTTTACCGTCTCTTATAAAAACATCTAACCCGGCGTGTCCGTATTTCATACCGTCAAGTTCAGATTCAAGAATTGCTAATACATCGTTTGGGATTTTCACTTTGTACCCCCATTTACTGGCGGCACATCTACACTTTGCAAGTATGCCTGTACTTGATCCGGTGTTACAAGGTGGCGGCTTCCAATTTTCTTATAGCCTAACTTACCCGAATGGATTAAACGCCTAACTGTTATTTTCGCTACATTCAAGTAACGAGAAACGTCCGTAACTGATAATAAATTGTTATTATCCATAAGTCCTCCCCTGTTGCTTTTTGTTTTTTGAAAGCAACTGAATGGACTTATAATTGACTAGGATTTTCTTTCGGTAATGACCAGATTATATCTAAACCGTATCTAAACTATATCTAATCGGTTTCTTTTTCATTATTTTTTGCTCGTTTTACGGCTTCTCTAGCAGAATTTATTGAAAATGGTTTCCCATCTTTTTGCCTGAATTGCATTAGTAAATCAGGAGAAAGAAAGTCAACTTTCATTATTAATAATTCTGCTATTTTATCCAATCCTGCTAATGCTGTTATTCCATCACGGTATAAATATCCTAAATTGACAAGATCGTTTATATAATCAGGTCTATTTTCATTACTTTTTAATAGGTTTTTTATTTCTTCCAGATTTTCTAGTTGTTCTCTTTGCAATGCTCGCTGATATTCTCGCTCATTATTTTTTAATTCAGTTTGGTATGCTACTGAATATTGAAGTGAATCAAATGCTGATACTTGGGGTAATATTTTACTATTCATGATCCCGCTCCTGTCATGTATTGAACAATAAATAGCATAAAAGGAAACTCTAGTCAACTAGGGATACTCTATTTTAATTCTAAAAAGTACCTTTTTTTGCCGGGTAAAATTAGGCAAAACTAAAGAAAAAAGTTAAGAAAAAATTAGCTGTTTACCCTGTTTATCTCTTTATATCTTTTTTACTCTTTTATGATGTTTTTTATTGACAAGTGGTTTTTATCAATATATATTGATAATGAAAGAGCATAGGAGCTTACTGTTGGTTGCTTCCGGTTCACTTTGTGGATCTGGTTGTCGCGGGTTCAAAGCCCGTCATCCACCTTACAGGGGTGGCTTATGGGTTAAAAGGGTAATACTCGTGAACCCATTATTTTCATTTTTAGATGTCCGGTATCAGGAACA